CAAAGACATGAAGTGTATCCCAGCCAGCCTATACCGGCCAACAACAGGTGAGCTCCTGGTGACCAATGAGCGCACTGCTGACTACAACTTCCTGACCCAGGCGCTCATGGGAGATGTGACTGACGGCTATTCAGGATGCCCTAAGATTGGCTTGGTTACGGCCAGGAAGATCCTGGACAAGAACCCCAGCTGGTCTGCGGTTGTCGCCGCTTACCAAAAGCAAAACCTCAATGAAACCTATGCGCTGACCCAAGCGCGACTGGCTCGCATCCTCCGATATTCCGATTGGGACCTCGAGGGCCGCCAGATTAAACTGTGGGAGCCAAAAAGATGAGCATGAGCATAGCATTCAAATGCAAACTAACCGACGAGCAGGAGTTTATGCTGGGGCAGGCCATGCTTCACCATGAGAGCCGAATAGACCGCTCGTATCTGTCTCTGGCAGACAAAAGAACTGGCGACTGGGCCACAGTCAAGAAGCCCCTAAAGAAGAGCGCCAGACGTGCAATGCTGCGGTGGTTCTACGATTACACACATGGCCGTGAGTTCACCCTAGCAGCCTTGCTTGAGAACAACGGACGCAACTGTGTGTACCACATGGCCCGTAAGCTAGTCGCTGCCGGTGCACTTACTCAAGTCTCAGAGCATGGTGGGGGCGCTGCTGGTGCCAAGATATACATCGTGTCTGACCGTGAAGTGATCGGGAGGATGCTGGCTGATGGAGCATGAAGACATCGTCAACCGCCCGTCTCATTACACCCAGTATGCGATCGAGCCCATTACCTTCATCATGACCAACAAATTGGCGTTCCATGTTGGGAACATCATAAAATATGCGGTCAGGGCTGGCTCCAAGTCGTACCCAAACCAAACCCCAGTACAATCTGAAATCACTGATCTGCGCAAAGCGATGCGCTACTGCGAAATGCGGATCAACCAATTAGAAAGCCAGGACGAACTATGAACTCTTTTGCCAACTCTGTTTCCCTTCCGACCGATTATCAATCATTTATTCACCAGTCCCGTTACAGTAAGTTCATGGACACCTTGAACCGCCGGGAGACCTTTAACGAGACTGTCGATCGCTACATTGCCAATGTGGTCTCCCCTGTCCTCATGAAGAGCTTGGATTTCTTCCAGGCCCGTGACGTTCAGAACGAGATCCGGGAGGCTATCTTAAACCTCGAGGTCATGCCATCGATGCGGTGCATGATGAGTGCCGGTCCTGGTCTCGATCGGTCCAACGTGGCTGGGTTCAACTGTAGCTATACTGCTGTCGATCACCCTCGGGTATTCGATGAGGTCCTGTATATACTGATGTGTGGCACCGGCGTTGGCTTCTCTGTTGAGCGTAAGAATGTAGAGCAGCTGCCCACATTGCCGGAGAAGATGACGCCAATTGACATGACCATCGTGGTCGAGGACAGCAAAGAGGGCTGGGCTGACGCCTACCGCCAGCTGATCGATGAGCTGTACCAGGGCAACGTGCCTAAGTGGGACGTGAGCAAGGTACGCGCTGCCGGTGAGCGGTTGATGACCTTTGGTGGACGTGCGTCTGGCCCAGATCCCCTGGTGGATCTCTTCCGACATACGATCGACACTTTCACGTTGGCTGAGAACTCCAAGTTGACGCCCATCGAGGTACACTCGATCATGTGTAAGATTGGCGAGGTCGTCGTCGTAGGTGGTGTACGCCGGTCAGCCATGATCAGCCTGAGTGACCTGGATGATCCAGAGCTGCGCCTGGCTAAGAGTTCTTCTTATGATGTCCAAGATTTCACTTTAACAGCTGAAACTGACACAGCCTGGTACTACTCAATCACAATGGGTAACCAGCCTGGCGTTAACGAGGCCTATGACATCAAGCTAACCAAGGGGCCAACCAAGGATGACTTCGACCAGCACACCCTGGTTACCAAAAAGAAGATCGGTTGGTGGCAGCTGTCCCCACACTTTGCCCTGGCCAACAACAGTGTGGCCTATGAAGACACACCAGAACGTGAGCTCTTCGATGAGGAATGGGCTTCCCTGGTTGCCTCAGGCTCAGGTGAACGTGGGATCTTCAACCGTGCTGCTGTCATCTCCAAGGTGCAGCGTGAGGGACGGCGTGAGGTGTCTGACTTCGGGACCAACCCGTGTTCTGAGATCACCCTTAAATCAGCCCAGTTTTGCAACCTAACGTCTGTCGTTGCCCGTGCTAACGACACTGTAGGCAGCCTGGCTCGCAAGGTACGCATTGCGTCCATCCTGGGCACTATCCAGGCTACGCTGACCAAGTTCCCTTACCTGCGTCCTATCTGGCAGGAGAACACAGAAGCTGAGGCCCTCTTGGGTGTAAGCATCACGGGTATCTTGGATTGCCGTCTGTTGACCCATGAGAATGCGGGATTGGATGAAACACTGAAAGGCTTGCGCCGTATCGCTGTGGATACCAACGCCACATATGCTGGCTACCTGGGCATCAATAAGTCAGCAGCTGTGACTTGCGTCAAACCTGAGGGCACTAGCAGCCAGCTGAATGATAGCTCGAGTGGGATCCACGCACGTCACAGTGCCTACTACACTCGAACTGTCCGTGCTGACACCAAAGACCCAATCACTGAGTTCATGATTGACCAGGGCATTCCTAATGAGCCGTGCGTCATGAAACCAGACACGACTGTGGTCTTCGCTTTCCCAGTGAAAGCACCAGAGGGAGCAGTGACTCGCAATGACATGACTGCAATTGAACAGTTGGAGCTATGGCTGACATACCAACGCGCCTGGTGTTGCCACAAACCATCGATCACAGTCTCAGTGGGACCAGAGGAGTGGGATGAAGTGGGTGACTGGGTCTATGCTCACTTCGATGAGATGTCTGGCGTGTCTTTCCTCCCCAGGTCAGACCACACATATGCCCAGGCACCTTACCAGGACATCACAGCTGAACAGTATGAGACAGCCATGGAGACATTCCCTAAGTCGATCGACTGGGACACACTAGCTCTCTATGAACGTGGTGATACTACTGTCGGGTCTCAGACCCTGGCTTGCACTGGTGATGTCTGTGAGATTGTAGACCTAACAGCAGCCTAAGCTGTAAACTAAAAGAGGAGACGAAGGTGTTCCACATAGCCTTGGCCACGGTCAGCTGCCTTCGTCTCCTCCCGGATCTTGCGACCCGGATACTGAATGCGCACCATAATGTCCGACATTCAAGTATTATCTAGGTCAACGGATAGTTGTTCATGCTCTGGACATATTGTGTTCTCCCTCAGTTCTACCGTTGTGACCTAACGTAACTACTAAGAGACCCCTCTAGAGAGAAGACCTAAGTCTCGTACTGTGTCTAATCTCATGCCAGGCCTCCCGCACTCCAGAGTAGCTGTCCCCATGATGTCCTCCCGGTCATACGGGTGATACACTTAGGGGTGCGGTAGAGACCTGGTTGTCCCTTGGTGGTGGGAGCATATGGCTCACAAACCTCCGTCAACTCAGGCTCGTAACAACATAAGAGCCACTGTTAACTAGGAAACGCCCATGTTGAGGTTCATCATCCGCAAACTCAAGCTCCTGGTCTTAACCTTGCAGGCTTATGAGATGCACTGGTTGGCCAATAGATCAGCTGAAGTATTACGTCTGCACTCATCGTACCAACTCAAGGATCTTGGTCTTAACAAAGGTGGCATTACCCATGCCGCCCATCATAAGTGCCCCATCTGTCATCCAAAGGTCTGGCAAGAGTGGACCAAGGATGTGTGATCGTCTGTCATCCAGGTTGGCCTGGTCAACGGGTGTGTGACTTAGGTCTGACTTAGGTCCGTATTCTGCACTTAAAGATCGAGCCCTTCAGCCAGACAAGAATTACAGAAGGTCAGCACTAATGACCTAATGTCTACCAAGCGTCATCAGATAAAGTATCCGTTGACCTTCAGTCATCAACGATATCAGAGGCTTAGGCTACCTGGTATCAATCAATGTCAATCAATCAATCCCATTTGGGGTCCCCTATCGTCATTCTGAGGCCCCGGTGGGTCAATCAATAAGACGATTTCAAAAGTGGGGACTAAAGGCCGCGTTGTTGTTGTTGTTGTCCGACCTCGTTAACGTGGGGTCCCCCCTGAAAACCAAAGTATAAAAGGAACCCAAGATGGGCCTAGAAACCGGAACCTACCTAGACGCCTTGGTCCCTACGAACCCCGCGTCCACTGACGGTCTTGCGCAAGCTGACGACCACATCCGCCTCCTCAAGAGTGCGCTAAAGAACACTTTGCCCAACCTAAGTGGCGCTGTGAGTGCCACACAGGCTGAACTCAACGTCCTCGCTGGTATCACCAGTTCCACCTCTGAACTCAACGTCCTCGAGGGCATCGAGGCCACCACAGCGCAACTCAACTTCACTGCTGGTGTCACTAGCAGCATCCAGACACAGATGAACACTAAGGCACCCCTGGCATCTCCTACGTTCACTGGCACTCTTGTGGCCCCTACAGCGGACATTACGACAGCCAATGTCACCACAGTTGATTTAGGCGACTGGACGATCACTCAGAGTGGCGCAAACCTTGTGTTTTCCACAGGTGGCGTAGGTAAGATGAAGTTGGATGCCTCTGGTAATCTCACAGTTGTAGGCGATGTCACAGGCTTCGGTTCTATCTGATGACACTGCCAGCATCGGGTGTAATATCCTTGGCTGACCTCCAGACTGAGTTTGGAACTTCCAGCCCCGTCAGCCTCTCTCAGTTTTACCTTGATGGCTCTATTGTAACTCCTAACAACACTGGTGTCCCTAACAGCGGTAGCGCCATATCACTTAATGACTTCTATGGTGTAGCCAATGCAAGCAACGTAACCTACGAGATCATTGGTGGCGGTGGTGGCGGTGGCTACGGCCTAGAGAACTACACAGGCTCAGGTCGCGCTGGTACTGGTGGTACTACTACCCTAACAGCAATTGCCTTCTCTACGATCACAAGCACAGGCGGCATAGGTGGCCTTAATGCTCCAACTAGCGCACACACTGGTCTTGCTGGTGAAGCCTCCTACTATGGCCCCGGTGGTTCTGCTGTTGGTCAGCAAGGGCAATCACAGCCAGCCCCAGAAGGCAGCTATGGTGCAGGTGCTGGTGGTGCTGGTGGTGACAACCCCGGTACATACGGCACAGCTGGTGGAGGCGGTCATGGTGGTGCAGCCTCTATTCGTGTTGCTGGCACTCTCACTGATGTGCCCGTAGGCACTGTAATCACAGTGATCGTAGGTGCAGGAGGCGCTGGTGGCCTAGGAGGAAACCGCTCTGGTGTAGCTGGACATAGAGGCTATGCACGTCTCCAAGTCGGCAACACTGTGCAAGAGTTTGAGTCTAGCGGTACGTTTACCTTCACTGTCCCCGCAAGTTAGAGGTTACTAAATGTCACTTGGCAATTATTTCTCCCACACCAACACAAGCCTGAGTAACCTAAGCTCTGAAGTATTGGGCGACATAACAGGTATCGTCTTTTCGTGTCGTGATGGCATAGGTACTATCTGTGCTGTCACTCCAAGTATCTCTACGCTTTCTCGTATTATGGGGGATGTCCCCTCAGTCATACAGGAGGCTGTGACAGGTAGATACTTTGTGGACCTAGCAAGTCTAGGCTCAGACAAGGTTCGTCTATACGTTGACTCTGAGAAGCCTGATGAAATGATAGTTGGCTACTACTTCTCTCCAGACAACGAAATGCTAATCGAGAAGAGATACAAGAAGCCCTCAGAGGCCAGCCCACTTCTGTGCCCTGTGGATCGCTATGATAACTCTGGTCGTCTTATATCTGCAAATGAGCCAGAGGCTGTATCGGATAGATCGTGTTGGACTGGCAGCTCCGATTGGGCAGATGCAGCAGATGGTAGCCCTTACACCGTAAGGTACACCCATAAGCTCTCTAAGCCCCAGTCTTACATATTCGTATTCTCATAAGGAACTCAGGCCATGCCTAACCTACCAATCCGTGGACTAGGGTCCGTGGGCGTGGTCACTGATGTTGACCCCTACAACCTCCCTATCAACGCCTTCACTAGAGCCAAGAACGTAAGGTTCTCTGATGGTTCTGTTCAACGTGGTCCCATCATGCGTGGTGTCTCGGATATCTCCTTCGACCCTGTGTTTGCCTATGGCATCACTTCTCTCACTGGTTTTGACACAGTGTTGGTCGTAGATGATGTCTTCGATGTCCGCGAGTTCTCTAATGGGACCTTTACGACCCGGAAGACGACCTCAGGTACGGCGTCTACTATCCCAGCTGTCACAGCCACAACCCTGGCTGATGTGCAGTACCTAAACAGGGATGATCAGACGCCTATCTCACGCACAGGATCTCAGACTAACTTTATTGATCTCCCCAATTGGCCGTCAGGGATGCGTACTACGTCTCTTAGATCTTTTGGCGACTTCTTGTTGGCGCTGGGCACCGTGGAAACCAACGTAGCCTACCCGAACCGTGTGAGGTTCTCAGACCCCGTACTGGCCAACCAGGTGCCTACTACATGGGATGAGACTGATCTTACCAACAGTGCTGGCTTTAATGACCTCGTACAGATGAAGACGCCGATCATCGATGGTGCAACCCTTGGCCCTAACTTCCTGGTCTACTCACAGGACCAAGTGTGGATGATGGAGTTCGTAGGCGGTACGTTCATCTTTAACTTCCGCAAGGTCTTTGATGACGCTGGTGTAATTAACCAGAACTGCATCACGGAGGTCGAGGGTCGCCATTATGTCTTTGACCGCGACGATATCTACATGACTGATGGTAACACGCGCACCTCGATCTGCGATGGTCGCGTCCGTGATTACATCTTCAGTGGCATCGATAACAGTAAGCACAATGTCTGCTTCACTATACACAATACTGATCTCGAGGAAGTATACTTCTGCTACCACTCCGGTGATGACATGGCCGTATATACGGATGGCACATCGTGCAACCGCGCCGCCGTGTACAACTACAAAGAGGACGTTTGGACCTTCCAGGATCTCCCTAATGTAATCACAGGGACTGAAGCCAACGTAAACTCGGTGTTCTCATATGCAGATGCCACGCAGACTTATGCGTCTATCGGTGGTTCCTACCATGACCAGGAGAGCCCGTATGCCCGGCACCCTATCGTAATCTCTACAGTTGGTGGGGGTGTGACCCAGAGTAAGCTCTATGGTATTGACCTCGCGGACACTGGGTCCCTGTCTTTCTCTGTTGATACGACTTATTCTGAGCCCTTCATCCTAGAGCGCCAGGGTATCGATCTCGATGAGCAAGGCTTGTCCCTTAGTGGATACAAGGTGATCAGTAAGATGCTACCTCAGGTTTCAACGGTGAACTCTGACGGTGAGTTTAGT